TCAAAAATTCATGTGTCCCTGACCACTGTTTAAAGGGTGCGGAGGCACATGATCGACCTGTCCGGGTGTTACGATAAAGCGCACTACGGTTTCATGAGTAACAAAAGTGGTTCCACAGTTTATGTTTTGGCACTGGCAATAACGCTCTTTCGTATTATCTGATACACGAAAGCTACTGCGAGTATGTGCCGCGTGTCCGCATTTCGGACAATTCATCATAACCGTTTCTCCCCAAGTCATTACCCGCAATCCCATAATGATACACGAACATCCATTTTGTGAACATTATCATTCCATTTCTAAATCATCTATCTTTACCTCAAGCTCCAGAGTCGTAGTGAAACCATTATCTGCATTGACACTATGCGTCAGGGTGGTAATGGTCCATTCGGCATCATCAATGGGCTGTTTAAAGCCGCTCACCTTCACCGGCATTTCGGTATACAGATCAGCCCTTCCCTCTGCGAGCTGCAGGGAGAATGTTGCCACCCCGCGCTGCAGGCGCTCCCACTGCATCTTTGCCGCTCGCTCTGCATTGCTGCGGTTTGCATAAGTTCTGTTGAGTACAAGCACGTTTTCATCCGTTCCAACCAGGTAATCTCCCTGTTTTGCTTCCGGCTCCTTTGCCGCAGTGGTTTTTTTTCGACGGCGCCTAACCTTTGCAGTCTCTTTTTTCTTTGGCTCACGGGTATGGAGCCAGCTGGCAATTACCCCCGTATAGGCATCGCGATCAGCCAGAGTAAAACGATGACCGTCACCGGCCTGGCGGGTTATGGTGATAACCGGCAGCGGCTTACCGCTTGCCGTTCTGCCCTGCCCTTGGCGGATAAACAACAGATTGCCGTCCTTAACTGAGGCTATCGCCCCATACTGCCGCGCCAGCTTCATCAAAAAGCTGGCGTCGCTTTCATTAGTCTGGTCAAGATGATCGACAGGCTTGTCCAACAGGTCCTTTCCCAGCGCCATCTTTAATTTATGCCTGCCAGCGATTTCCTTCACAACTTCGCCCACCGTTGTCTGGTGCCAGGACTTTTCACGCCGCGTATTCAGGGTTTCACGGAAATCTGCACTACGCGCGCGGATTGTGAGACGGTCAGGCGCGCCGCTGTGCTCAATCTCATCGACAGTAAACGCCCCTTTCGGAAAAAGCGGCTGACCTTTCCACCCCAGCGCAAACTGAATAATGGCCCCCCGACGCGGCAGAACGATTAGCCCGTCCGAGTCGTCCAGTTCCAGATCAAGCTGGTCCGCTTCAAAGCCCCGGTTATCCGTCAGCGTCAGACTCATCAGGCGCGCATCCAGCACGGTAGTCACATCTTTACCTTCAATGATGATACTGAAACCGGGAGTTTTGCTGTTCAGGTTCAGGAGATCAGAGCTGAAATTCACTGCAGTAACCCTCCAACCGTATTTTTCATATTGCCTATCGCAGAGGTGGCAGATTCCTGCAAATTACTGAGCTGGTCGCTGAGGCTGCCGAACATATCAGACAGCGACTCATCCACCCGTTTCAGGCTCAGCGAAAATTCGATGCGCCGGGGCATACCGCTCTCAAAAAATTCTGTTTTTGTCTGGCTCAGACTCTCGATCACAAACATGCCGTAAATCGTCCCGCTCCCCTCAATCAGAGGCCAGGCTTTTCCCAGCTCCGCCATCTGCTCCAGCGCCAGCAAAGACAACCTGCCGCCGGTAATCTCCGGCAGCAGGACGCCGGACAGAGTAAGCGTATCGTTATCCGGTCCAAGAAACTGCGTTGACGGGCGCCGGTTAACCCGGCTGTTGGCTGCGTGCCGCCAGCTGCGCTGATACTGCAGCTCCTGATAGGGCACTGTTCGCAGCATGAATACGTACAACCCCAGCACCATCATCATTATTCGTAACCCCCTCGATCACTGAAATTACTGCGTGTTTTTGCCCTGGCCCTGCGCTCACGCTCATCAAGCTGCCGGGCCACCTCGCGGGCGATATCCTGCGCGCTTTGCCCTGGCTGCGCGACAATATGAATTGGCGCGCTTATCTCGTACTTAATTACCTGCGGCTGTCTCTCTTCCTTCGGCGACGGCGCCGGTTGCGTCCTGACAGGCACACTGTACGGATGAAGTGGTGCGGCTTCTGCCGGGGCAGCCGCCAGGCCCATTACGCCAGCGACCACGGAAGCGAACACCTTCTGGCGCATAGCCATCGGGTCAACCCTGTTATCCGTGATTTCCGTAATGGCCGGTGCTGGCATGACGGCAGCAGCGATATCAGCCAGCTCCGCAGCACGATCCCGACCAGGAAGTTTTACCGGGGCGTTAACAATCTCAGGAGGCAGTATTAACCTGCTTTCAGGCCGTTGATCCGGGCTGGCTGTTACATCACGAACGGGGCTTACTGTTGCCGCCAGTTTCACCAGTTCAGTAGTGCGATTGATTACCGGAATATTTGCCGGACCGTTCACACTATCAGGCGGCAGAACTATCCCGCGTTCAGGACGTTGTTTAGCGCTGGCCGGTTCCGTCCGGGAAGGATTGAGCGTTGCCGCCACCCTCGCCAGATCAGCAGTCCGTTTCCTGCCGGTGACATTGGCGGGTCCGTTAACAATCTCTGGGCCATTCTCACCCACGATGCCGAACTGGCCGCGCGGAATGGTACCGCCACTGTCGTACATTCCAGCAAAACCCATCGTCGGGAATCCGCCAGGCGGCAGCACCACTTTACCGTCTCTGTTGACCGTAGCTGGCTGCTGCCGCGTGACCTGTTCAGGAAGCTTCGCTTTGGCCGCCTCCTTGCTGACAATGCCGAGTTTTTCAAGCAGCCAGGACACGCCCGATTTAAGCGAATCCAGCGGGTGCATGACCATGTTCAGCCCTGCCGCCAGCGCTTCGCCAAACTGCCGCCCCATCGACGCCGCGCTTTGCAGTTCTGCAGAGGTGGATTTAACCGGCGTCAGCAGATCAGTAAACCAGCCCCACAACGCCTGGACCTTGTCACCTATCCACTGGAAAACAGGCTGCAGTGGCTCAAACGCCGCACTGATAGGCGCAGCTGCAGCTTTGAATCCTTCAACCACTCCACCTAAAAATGCGCTTATCGGCTGCCAGTATTTCCAGACAACCAGCGCCACGCCAGCCAGCGCCGCCACGACCAGACCTATCGGACTAAGCAGGGCGCCCAGCAATCCAGAAATCCCGTACAGCGCAACGCGAAGGAGAGCCAGCGGGCCGGACGCCAGAAAACGAAGCACGCCACCGGCTGCGGATAATCCCCCGCGCAACGCGGCCAGCGGATTCATTACCATGCCGATAATGTTGCGAATACCAGACATTCCGCCGCGAAGGACAGCAAGCGGCGCACCGGCCAGCGCTTTCAGCGCATTGCCAGCCAGCCCGGCAGAACGGCGCAGGGAGTTAAGGGGAGACGTCAGCAATCCGGCGCTGCTGCCGGATGCCGCCAGGCCACGGCGCAACAGGGAAAGCGGCGCATTTGCCAGCCAGGACAGCGCACCGCCGGTGCGGGTCACTGCAGACATAACGGATGGGAGTGTTTTTACACCCAGCACGGACAGGCCTAAACGGATCACCGCCAGCGGCCCCAGCACGGCAGCCACGGCCACCGCCAGCGTGCCGAGTACAACGGTTATCGCAGCAGTGGCAGCCGCCACTTTCATCAGCGTGCCCGCCAGCTGCGGGTTAGCCTCAACCCATCGACGCAGTGCCCCGGTAACGCTTTTGACGTACCCCATGATATCCATCAGCGGCTGGCGCAGGGTTTCACCCAGGCTACTGAAAGCGTTCTGCGCGCCCGTTTTAACAAGCAACCACTGCGCGGAAAGTGAATCCTTATTGATATCGGATTCTTTCTGCATGGAGCCGTTAGCCTCAGTGCCTGAGGTAAGTTTCAGCTGTCGCTGCAGCTCCGGCAGGTTATTTGCCAGCTTCGCCGCATCGTCGCCAAACTCCTTGCCAAATATCATCGTCATGGCGGACAGGCGCTTGTCCTGCGGCAGTTTGTTAACCTTCTCCAGCACACGCTGAATGGTCCCCATTGCGTCCTTTGTCATCTGCTTTTCAATCTCTTCTGGATTGAGTTTCAGCAGATCCATACCTTCCATGAACCGCTTGCTCTGCATGGTTGCAATCGACAGTTCGCGCACCATCGCATTTGATGCGCTGGCGGCAATTTCAGGCGCGGCGCCCAGAGACAGGAAGGTGGAACCCAGCGCGGCCGCCTTGCGGAAATCAAGCCGGTCAGCCACGCCGCCCATGCGCTGCAGCACATTGATGATATCGCCGCCCTTAGACATGGCGTTATCGTCCAGGTAGTTCAGGGCATCGCCAAGCTGTTCAATATTGCGGGTCGGCACTTTATAGAGCTGCGCGATTTTCCCCAGCCCCTCCGCCAGCTCATCAGCGGGCAGCTCGAATGCCGTTGCGGCCTTTGCTGCAGTGGATGCAAAGGCCAGCAGGTCACGCTTCTGGTCTTCGTAAGAATCGTTCTGGTTTGTCACGCCCATGCGGGCGCCACCTTCAACCAGCGCGGCATAGTCGATGGCGCCATTCTCCATCGGCAGCTGTTCACTGGCGGCCTTGATGGCATCCTGCATGTCATAAAACTGCTTTGTGCGGTTGCCGTTGTCGTCCCGCAGCCCGTTAACCTGCTTTGCCACGCCTTTCATCGCATCTTCCATGCTGGCATAGCTTTTAACGGCAGCCATCACCGGCGCACCCATCGCCAGCCCGGCGGCAGTCGTCGTTGCTCCGGCGCCCGCAATACGATCCCGCACCTCAAGGCGCCGCGAATACTGATCGCGGACGGCGTTCATACGGGCCTGCTGCTCGCCCAGGCGTTTAAGGGATTTCTGCTGTCGGTCCAGCGCCTGCCGGGTTTCGTCGGCATTCTGCCGCAGCTCCCGCTGCGCACTGCTCAGCTTTTTGGTGTCCAGCCCGGCCTCATTGAGCGCAAGACGCTGACGCTGCACCGACTGACGCAGGCCGTTGTATTTGCTCTGCAGCTCGTTAACGCGGTTTTTTGCCTGCTCCAGCAGACGCGCCTGCGCCGCCGTCGGCCGGTTAGTGGCCGAGAACTGCGTGGCAAGCTTCGCCGCTTCTTCGCGTGCGGCTTTAAGACTGTTGCCGGTGACGGCCAGCTGCGCGCTTGCCTTGCGGAAACCGTCAATACGGCCCGCCTGGGCGTCCAGTTCTTTTAATCTTGCGCGGCTTTGCTGAATGGCGGTAGCCAGCTCTTTAGAACTGGCCTGCGCTGATCGGAATGGGCGGGTGAGTTTATCAACCGCATTTAGAATTACCTGCAAACGCAGGTTAGTGTCACTCATCGCTGGCCCCGCTTCTCTGAATCGCTTTATGCCGCCACTCCAGCACTTCGGTCAGCGGCATAACGTCAGTGACGGACGGCGGCCAGTGAAAAATGGTGGCGATATCAGCCACCAGGTCTTCTACCGTCAGGCTGTCGGCAAACCGGCAAGCACCGATTTCTTCAACAAAAAAGTGACCACCTCAACCGACAGCGCGGTGAGATCGGCGGGGTCCATTTCAGCCATTTCCTGAGCGGTCAGCGCGGGCGTGGAGATGCGGGGAATAATCGTCATCATCGCGCCGACGTCCATATCCATGATCGCCTGCAGACGAGTGCCACGCAGCGCGCCGGACTGCGGCTTGCGCAGCACAATTTCGGCAATTTCGGTTTTACCGCGTTTGATTGGGGTGTCCAGCTGTACGGTTTTTTCAGTCAGTTGTTCGCTCATTGTCATTTCCTGTTAATAAGGTACTGGCGCGGCTGCCCGCGCCTTTAAAGTAGATCAGAGGCCCAGGGCGTTGCGGTGCTCTTCCATCAGGTCCACGCCATCAACGATTTCAATCATGTTGATCACATCAACCTCATAGAGCACCTCGCCGTTAATGGTCAGCTTCGCGTAGCTGTTTGTGCTGCTGACTTTTGTGGTGTTGCTCTCCCCGGTTTTCCATTCGCCGGAATCGACTTCTTTATGTCGCCCGCGCACAACCAGCTCAACGGCCTGCACTTCGCCGGTATCGTCACGCTGAATGGAGCCGGTGAAACGCAGCTGGATACCGTCAACGGTGGCTTTACCCATCTGTTTGAATAACAGCAGTTCGGTGCCACCGATTGAAAATTCCGTGTCCAGCGCGCCATCATCCAGCCCCAGATCAACATCAGCCGAACCGGGCATACCGCCGCCGCGATACTTTTCAAACTTGCGGCCGAATTTAGGCAGGGTCAGGGACTCAACAATCCCCTGATAGTTATTCCCGTCGTTAAACAGGTTCAGGTGTTTTAACTTGCGTGGTAAAGCCATATTGTCCCCTTACGCGCTGACCTGGCTGGAGAAATCCAGCAGATACTGATCGGTGATGCGCTGGCGCAGCATCAGGTTTTCCAGAGGCGGTACCGGCGTATAGTCGTAATCGATAGTGAGCTTCCCGGCTTTCAGGGAATCTTTATCGTTTACGGACTCATCCAGCCAGCAGTCGGCGCCGATGATGTAGCCCTGCGTTTTCAGGTTGCGCAGTTTGGCGCGAATACCTTCGATAATGTCGCGGGCCAGTGACGGGTTAAGCACGCCATCCACCGCCCACATATGCGCTTCGGCGATGGTGTCAGCCAGTACCTGAGCGGTGCGGGTGTAGTTTTCAAAGGCAAACAGTGGATCGTCACTGAGGCAACGGGAACCCCAGAAGCGGAAGCCGTCTTTGCGGATCAGCGTGGTGACATCGTTCTGGTTCAGCAGCCCCGCATCGGTTGCCGGGTCCTGCAAATCCCAGAACACATCAGCAGAAATGCCGGTGACGCCGTTCACGCCCACGTTGGACAGGGTTTTGTGCCAGCCGGTCTGCTCGTCAATTTTGGCGCGCAGGCCGAGCGCACGGGCGGAGGCGTAAGCCGTCGCATCTGCATTCAGCACGGTGTCAAAGTTGATGAAGTCAGGCCAGATCAGCATCCCCTCGCGCTGGCTGAAATTGTCACGGTAGGCAATCGCTTCTTCCACCGTTTTGCAGCCGTAGGCGGACAGGTAGGCAAACCCGCGCAGACTCTGCGCCACGCTCAGCAGCTCAGTAGCAACCGCCTGCGTGTCGTGTCCCGGCACGCCGAGAATACGCGGCTTGACGCCGAGCTGCGACTGCGCCGAAAGCAGCGCTTTCATGCCTGTTTTTTTACCGTCAGCGGTCACGCCGCCGATAATGTTGGAGGTGGTTTCCGCTTCGGTTTCGCCCTGCGCCACGCGCACAACGACGGTCACGGGTTTAGCCTGGTCTGCAATCGCATCCAGCGAACGGGCCAGCGTGCCGGACTCTCCCGCTTTGCCGCTGGCGGTCAGCACATCGGTCAGCAGAACCGGCTTGTTGAGGGGAAACATAGACGCATCAGCATCATCGCCGGTGCAGACCATGCCCACGATGGCGGTGCTCACCGTGGTAATGGATCGGGTGCCCTCGTTGATTTCAACAACGCGCACCCCGTGGTGGTAATCCTGAGCCATAAGGCAGTCTCTCCGGTTTACAGGGGGTACGCCTATGTTCTGGTTGATATGCGTGCGGCGCACGCGCCGGGCTATGTGTGGTGAATGGTACAATGGAAGGGGTAAAAAAATCCCCGCAGGTGCGGGGACAGGATTAATCTTCGGGAGGTTCAGGCCAGTTAATATCCGGCGCTTTACTGGTATCCACACGGTTAAGCAGGACGCGGTATTTCTTCCACTCGGTGAGTGCGACAGTTTCTTTTGTCGTCGCAATCCCCAAATCAACTGCATCCTGCAATGGAGCAATCTCAGCATTAGCCATCTGCATCAGACGTAACTTTTTGCTTTCCGCCTGCGCAACGAGTTCCTCAGGTGTATAGTCGGGCTGATCTATTAGTACAGGGCCAGCAGGAGTATGGTTAATGTATTTTCCCCGCTCCTGACCGAGGAACAGTGCGGCGTGCTCTTCCTCGCTGACGGGTATCAGGTCAGCGGGAATATCGTTTCCCTTAAGTTCATCTGTACTCAGCCAGAAAAAACCTTTTGCCGAATAGCTGTAGTAATATTGTCCAGTCATTATCAGTACCCCAGTGCAAACCATGAAATGCCGTATGCGGTATCAGCGCCAGAGTTCGCTTTGCTGGCCAGATAGAATTGCGTTTTGTTTACCGGATAACCATAAGCGTTATCAATCGCGCCGCCCTGCCCATCCTTATTTGTGGCAAAGACGGCAAAGCAGGTGTCATTGAATGCCCGTGGGAACGAGTAGGTTCCCCTGGCATTATCCACATTACCCCACTGCATAATCAGCCCCGTTGACTCATCACGACTCCAGCCTGAGAAACCTAATGTAGCCGTGTTTTTCTTATTAAAATTGCTGTTAACCCAGTCTACCGTGGCACGCACATTAATATTTGCGTCGCGAGTAGCGAGTTGACTATTAACCCAGTCTACCGTGGCACGCGCATTAATATTTGCGTCGCGAGTAGCGAGTTGACTGTTAACCCAGTCTACCGTGGCACGCGCATTAATATTTGCGTCGCGAGTAGCGAGTTGACTATTGAGCCAGTTTGTTAGCGCCCCACCCCATGCGGAGCCACTAATATCTCCGTTTGTGTTTAAAACAGCCTCTCCAGCTTTAATTAATGCCGGAGAGCGCAGCTCACCTGTTGCAACATCAAAAACCCAAAGTTTATCGTTAACCTCAAAATCTGTTTTCGCATGGAGCACAATCTGTGGGAAATTCGGCTCACCTGTAGTGAGTAATCCCATTGACGCAGCTACCGGATAACCCGATTGAAGGCTTACAATTTGCTTCCATAAAGGAAAGTAATTGTTATCATTATTTTGACGCACTATTGCCGGGCTATAAAATGGTGCTCCGCTGGTAAGTTGAGAACCAAACCCTCCAGCCCCCTCTGTCGCGTTTCCGGTTGAAATAGCCTGAAAGATTTTTGTCAGTACCTTTTCGTGATGCTGTAATTCATTTTCCGAAAAATACCCGGCATGAACACTATTTGCCATCAGCGCAATGTTACCGTCACCATTTGACTTAAACCCTGAATCGCTGTCACCGATGGCAATGGAATTTCCACCGAGCGTGTTCTCGGTAGCCACACCAAATGAAGATGTTCGTGTCAGACCAAGCGGTCCTTCCATGTTGCCACCGGACTTCTGAATAGCACCGTCAGCTTTTTTTACCGTTTCTTCCAATTGAAGGTATTGTAGAAGGGCTGAAACGCTTTTCCCGCTGAGGTTAGTCAAAGTGGCATCGAGAGGCTGTTTCCCCGCCAGCGCGTTCATCACCGTTGTCGCAAAGTTAGGATCATTTCCCAGCGCTGCCGCCAGTTCATTGAGTGTATCCAGCGCCTCCGGCGACGAACCGACCAGCCCCGCAATGGCAGATTTCACAAACGCGGTAGTGGCAATCTGCGTATTATTCGTTGACTGAACAGCAGTAGGAGCCGTTGGCTTTCCGGTCAGGGCCGGGCTTGCCAACGGTGCTTTCAGTGCCAGCGCATTGTTAATGGTGGTACTGAAATCCGGATCATTATTGATAGCTGCCGCAATTTCTTTCAGCGTATCCAGCGTTGCCGGTGCGCCACCTATCAGGGCAAGAATAGCGGCCTGTACAAAGGCTGTACTGGCAATCAGGGTGCTGTTGTTTCCTGCCGGTGGCGTTGGCGTTTTAGGCATGCCTGTCAGAGTCGGACTGTCTTTTGGTGCATACTGCGAATGAGGATCAACAGCAGCAAGATGCTTTGCCATCAGGTCATCCACATACACCTTAAGTTCCAGCACCTTGTCATCCACATATTTGCGGGTTGCCAGAACCACAGCGGGGTCAATTTTCAGGGTGATGTTATCGGTGCTGCTGGTAATCAGTACCATTCGCACGGTCTGCGTGCGCCCGCTCCCTTCCGCCAGCTGCGGCTTGTAGCTCTCAGGGCAGTTACCGACGGCAATCAGAGCGCCGGTGTCATCAAACAGACCTACCTCACGAATCCACCAACCGCCCTCAGTTTCGGGGATCACCTGCTCAGCAATAATCTGGCTGCTGTTCTGCGGATCGATGTACAGCATATTGAGGGAAGCGCGGCGTTTTTCAGCAACCAGCGCTGTCTGCTGCGCGCTTGGAGTCGGCAGCACGCCGCCACCGTCGCCCACCGCCATCTGGGTAATTTTCAACGGGACACCGAGCGCGGCGGCGCTTGCCAGTTTCGCCGCGCCGATATCCGTCAGCAGGGTATAAAATTTTGCGCTCATGGATTCACTCTCATTGTGTCAATAACATGGACCGCCCCGCCCTCGTAAGCGGTGCCGCCAGAAATAATGGTTTCGTTGATATACGGGTAAATCGTGATTTCCTCGCCGGTGTAGGTGGCTGCCCCCACAAAATAGGGACCGCTGGTCTGCAGGTTGATGGACATGCCGATCAGATGGCGGCTACACGGCTTGGCGTCACCGATCAGGCGCTCCAGTTCCAGATAGGTTTCTTCCGTGATGCCCTGATCCTGCACGCCAATGTCCAGGCGAAACGTGCCCGGTTGCTCGCCGGTCTGCCACCACTCAATGATGCGGATCAGGAAGCCGAACGGCTCCACCACGCGCCGCACGGCGCTGGTTGTCCCCTTGTGCTGATGGATGTAGAAAGCATCCTGCACCACGCGGCGCTTGACGTTTTCCGCCCAGCTTTCGTCCCAGCGATCAACGGAAAACGCCCACGCCAGATACGGCAGAAAGCTGACCGGACACGTTGCCGGGTTCCACAAATCGCGCAGCGGCACCTGCAGATCGGAAATACCGCTGCAGGTCTGCGCCAGTCGGCGCTCAAGCGGAGATGAACCGGGCGGCAGAAGGCTATTCATCCGTGCCCCCGTTGGTCACGCTCCATTCCGTACAGGACGCCGCCTGCGTCTTATCCAGCACAACATCTGCCAGCGGGGAGGCCAGCTCCACACGCTGGACGCCCTCAACGTGCAGCGCGGCATAAATCGCGCTGCGACGGATATCACGGCCCAGCCGTGTCTGACTGGCGATGTACTTTTGCAGGCTGGCTTTTGCCGCCGCCATCACCGGCTCAGCTTCCGGCCCCGGGTAAAGAAAAATCGTCGCATCCACGCTGTACGGGATTATTTCGGCACTGCGCACCGTCAGGCGGTCTGCCACCGGACGCACGTTCTCGCTGTTAAGCGCCTGCTCCACCACCGCCAGCAGATCAGCCTCTGCCGTACCGTCACCCTCACGGCTCAGTACGGTAAGCACCACCTCCGCCGGTGCCGGGCTGGTTGCGCTGGCATCTGCCACGCGCCCGTCCGCGCTTCTGGCGTGAAATTCATAGGCTCCCGTCGGGCCAGCAACCGACAGCCCCTCAAACGCAGCAGGGATGCGCTGGCGCAGCGCCTCATCATCTTCCATCACGGCGGCGACCGGCGGTACTGCATCATTATCAGCAGGCACTACCGTCAGGCGTTTCACGTTGCAGTTGGCTGCCAGCTGCTCAAGATCATTTCCCACCGAATAGGCCACCATCACCGCCTGCGCAGCCTCGTTAATACGCTGGCGTAGCAGGATTTCGCGGTAGGTGCTTTCCTGCAGCAGCTTGGTGACGGGTTCAGATTCCAGCGCCAGCGTGCGCCGTACGGCGTCCTGCTCATCCGCCGGATAAAGGGCCACAAAAGCGGCCTTACGCTCAGCCAACAGCGTCTCAAAATCCGGCACGTCCACTATCTGCGGCGCGGGCAGCTGGGAAAGGTCAATCACTGCCATTGTCTGCTCCTGTTGATACCGAAAGGGAAACGGGCGCGCCGTTGTTGCGCTGGCCGGTAAGCTCAACCACCATGGAGCCGTCAAAATTACTGCTGATGGTGATGGAATCCAGCGTAAGCCGTGGCTCCCAGCGACTCAGGGCCACATAGACTGCAGACATGACCTGCAGGCGTAGCGCCGGGTTCTGCGGCTGGTCAATCAGGGCGGACAGCAGGGAACCATATTCCCGGCGGGCGATCCGGCTGCCCTGGGGAGTCAGCAGAATATCCCGCACTGACTGGCGCAGATGGTCCGTATCAGTAATAGCCTTGCCGTTGCCCTGGCTCATGCCGATATACAGCGTCATACCGGGCCTCCTGACGTATCGCCGCCTGACTTCACGCCGGTGTGACCGTGTTTATCCACCACGATCCCGTTGGAACTCATCGCGCCGCCGCCCTGGGTGACGCCGCCATTGATCACCATCTCGCTGTTAATGCGCGTGGTGTCAGCCTCCACCACAAACTCACTGGTTTTGAGAGTGATATTGTCCGCCGCTTCGATCACCATGGATTTGATGCCCCGGACATGCCACCGCCCGGTGGCGGGTTCATACTCAAACCAGCCCCCGTCCGGGTACTCCGTCACGCAACCGTCCACGGAGTCCGACGGCGGCGCAAACTGATTGGAGTAGATGGCGGGCAGCACAAAAGCGGTTTCCAGATTGCCGCCCATGCTCAGCACCACCACCTGCTCATCCGGCGACGGGCACCACCATGTACGGGCACCACCGGCACGCAGCGTCAGCCAGTTAATCCAGTTGGTTTCAAGCTCGCCCACTCTCACCCGGCACAGCCAGTTTTCCCGGTCCACTTCGGTCACGGTGCCGGTGCGGATCAGGTTGGTGATAAGGCGCATAATTTCGGTCAGTTGTGCATTCATAACGAAAGGTTGCCATCAGAGGGAAAAGGGAGGCAGCGTTGGGTTTTGTGCCGTCCGTGACACAAATTTCACTCCGACAGCCAGCGCAACAGCGTGTCACGGGTGATGGTTTCCACCTCATCATTCACGCCCAAAAGACGGCGTGCCGGGTACCGGGCCTCCGGGCCGTTGCGCCTCACTCGATCACGCAGACCATAATGGTGAACACGGGCGATGCGCTGGACTTTCCCATCAAACTGCACGCTGACAGAGTCCGCAGTGGCTGCGGTCTTCAGGTATTTAGTAGTGCGCAATTTGGCGAACATCTGGCGCTTGATACGCCCCTTTTTACTTCTGGCCGTCACCCGGCGCGCCTCAAAGGCGGTGCCGTCTGGATTTCGCTGCAGCCTGATGTTTTGCTGTTGCGACCGGCGCAGCTCCTGCGCCAGTTGTCGCATCATACGGTTGCGGACTGCCGGTTCCAGATTCGCCAGCAGGGCCGCCAGCCAGTCATCCACCCTCTGCAGGTCATCCACGTTTCACCGTCCACATTTCTTCGGGTACGTCGGGTTCCGGCACCGCTTCAACGCTCGATACGGTGCCGTCAGTGCTTACAATCACGCGCTCCGTGAGCTGCAGATTGAGGCTGATATCACACAGATCGTTGCTCAGGATATCGACGTCAAAGGTAAAAAGTTTTTCGCGCAGCTCCGGGTTGTTAATAGCGTCCGGTTGATTGGTCATTAACCAGAGCAGCACGGGCGCCATCACTAAATTCTGGTCGCCGCTAAAGTCTTCAATCACCACGCTCAGGGTGTAGCGGTATTCCCATGACATTGAACGGGCGCCGGTCGCGACCAGCGAACCGTTATCAACAAAAAGGTGCAGTTTGTCCGGGTTGTCACGAACATACGCCACCGATTTATTCAGGGCGTTGCGTAAGGACTGCGGCTTGTTCACTGTCTCGCTCCTGACACGCTATGATCGTGTCCACTTTGTCGGCACATACTGCCCAGGCGGCCTCAGTCTCATCCAGCACCTGGTTCAAATCCCCATTACTGCGCGGCGCTGACCTGTCCAGGCGGCATTGCGTCACTTTTGGACAACCACTCACGGTAAGCTGCACCTCCGGCGAGGGCCGGGCGCTCCCGCAGCCGGATAATGTCAGCAGGCAAAGGAGTGTCAGCCCAGCGGCGTAAATCCTCGTTTTCACGTTTTAGCTCCTCGATCCGGCGCTGGCGGCTCCGCAACAGCGCGGAAGTCTCCTCCGCTGCAGCATAAAGTTGCATCTGCGCCCGGCTGTTGGTTTCAGTAAGAATGGACAGGCTGATGAGCTGGCTGCTTTTCTTCGCCAGCTCCTGCTTGTTATTTTTAAGCGCCTTAGCCTGCGTCCCGATGGTGTGACCGGCATTGTTAAGCCGCCATGACTGCCAGCCCAGCAATGCCAGCACCAGAGCCAGGATCACCGCCAGCGCGCGCGTCATACCCCTGCCCCTTTAAGACACCAGGCAAGCTCACGGGCGCGCCTGTTTTCCAGCCCTTTATTCCGTTGACCATTTACATAAATCCAGCGGGGGAGCTGGTTGCACGCCTGCCACCATTGCTGGCGATTGATGTAAGAAACCATTGTTGACCGGCAGATTGCCCCCGTTCCGACATTAAAGCCGAGACTGATCAGGGCATCGTAAACATGCTGAGGTGGCTTAACCTGCAGGCAGGCTTCAATCCTTTTTTCCGTCAGCAACACGTTATTAATCAGCCCCTGCGCGGCCTGTCGCTCCGTTATGGTTTTGCCCGGCACTACCCCGGACGTATTGCCGATCCCGTCAGTCCAGACCCCGGCACTGCACTGGTATGGCTGCAGGCGGCACCCTTCAAAATCAGCAATCAGTTTCAGCCCCTCGACGGAGGTATGAAGCGACTGAAAGCCCGGCAGCGTGGCGGCAATCGCCAGCACCGCGCCGACCAGGCAACGCTTAACGATTGAAGGACTCATATTCCCCCCTGGATATTCTGCCGTCCCGCAGCAGCTGGTAGGCTTTCCAGCGTAAATAACAGGTCACCGCTGCAGTAATAATCCCCAGCGCAAGACCGGTAATGGTCGATACATCTTTAAGAGACAAATCGCCGAGCCATGCCAGAAGCAGGGCAACGCAGTAAGTGATAAAGGCGCTGATTCGTTCAAGCGTCATAGTTCAGTCCCATAACTGGACAGTCTGCGCAGTGGTTGACGCCGTGATATCCGGCAGCTCCACCTGCAGCCCGTGCGGTAAAAAGGGGCCATATTCAGCCAGCCCCGGATTCGCCTGCAGCACCTGTTCAGTGACTCCCTGCGTGCGTCCGTAATGGCGCCAGCAGAGTGCGTCCACCGTGTCATACTGATGCGCACGCACTTTCATCAAATCAGCTCCACCGTCATATGCGGCATATCGCGCAGGCGGGACTCTGCCCAGCGCACATCGCGCCACAGCTCGCCTAAGGTTGTTTCGATATCTTCGGCTTTCTTGCTTCCGTCGCCGGTTGCGTCAAAATCGCGATAGCGCTCAACCAGGTTTGCTTTTGCCCAGCAAAACACCGCACGGCGATACAGCATGAGCCGCTGGCTTTCGCCGTCGATCACATCAGCAGGGACGTCGGCCAGGCTCTCATACCCCTGCGCCCGTTGTTTCTCGCGGAACTCATAAAGATCGGCGTTAACTTCAGCAATCGCTGTCAGCAACGCCAGACGCAGGCGTGGATCGGTGACACTCCCATCCATGCGCATATCACGGCGGAACTCTGAAACCCTGACATCAGGCCAGAAACTGGTGTTTTTAATAACGTCCTGGGTACTTTCCCCGGCCTGTTCCGGCGAAACGAATTGCATATTTCTGGCACTCCCAAATAGTTGGGCGGTGGACGGGGTTTTGACGCGGCATAAAGCCTGTCGCCACCCCGTGCCGCCCCGCGCGTTGGCACGATTCGTTAAGCCGACATTGCCTGTCGCAATCGGCTTTCAAGCTTGTTGATTTCGGTTTTGACGCCAGAACTGTTATCCAGCTGTAGGGCACGCTTCAGATGGTTAAGTGCCGCCACTGCCTGATCGTTATCCCGCAGCGCGTAGCCCATCGCCTTATGAAGTCGGGCGCGGGACTGATCCGGCATATCCTGACCTTCAACGATATCGAGCACCTGGGTAAGAATGGCGGCACTGAATGATTCACCGGCAGAAAAAGCGCGCATTGCCGCGTCGGCAAACTCTTCCGCAACAGCGGTCCCGCAGGTCCGGTTGAAGCGCTGCGGCAGGACCCAGCCGTGTTTAATGGCATGACGGGCAATGTCCAGCGCGCCGGTATAGTCTCCGGCATCAATGCGCCAGATCATGACGTACATCGCCACGTCGTCCTGGCCTGGCGCGTCAGCATCCAGTAAACCTGCAATCCATGAGGCATACGCGGGAAGAAACTCACGTTTGAGCTGAGCCTTGCGCTCATTTGACTGGACGGTTTTAAGGCGCCTGCGGTGTTCTGTCAGCTGTAAGAGCATCTGGTTGTAGCCCGTCAGGCTGGCATTACTGCCGCCCTGCCGGGCGGCATCCTGTGCCTGTACATACTGAGTGTGAGCACGGAACGGATTCATTTATCACGCTCCGGCGCCAGCACCGCCAGCTGCCTGCGCATCAAGCGCGCCTTTCACCGCTGCCGTGACGATTTCCTGGATGGTTTCAGTTGTCAGCGCCGGGCTGGCATTGCCACCTGCCTGCACGGGCAACAGTTCGATATTCTCAACCAGGCAAACGCCGTCGTAATCTTCGACAACATACGCCTCGTTAACGGACTCGAAGTTCTCCACGCGGTCACGCTTCGGATTGTCGATGACCGAACGGCGGCGGGAGCCTGATTGCCAGTAAATAGACAGGTTATCCAGGCGGGTGATCAGCATGGCATTCGCCGGGAAGAACGGCGCACGAACGGCCGGGAGGTTGCCGATACGCTTCTGGCTGACGATAAGATCTGCCGCCAGCGTTTCGCTGTTTGGCTGGTCACGGTTGACGATCGGGAAATATTTATCCGCCAGCAACTGGCGCCCGACGATAACCACAAGCTCCGTATCTTCCTGATACCACGGCGCGATTTTCTCATTCACGGCGCCCATAACCAGCGCGTCCAGATTCAGGAAATCACCGCCTTTACCGACACGGATAGTCTGAGAAACTACCTCGCCTTCGGACACGATCTTATCCATCACCTGAACGGGTTTCTCCTGGCGGATTTTTTCCAGCCAGCCGATATTCACATCCTGCAGCAGTGGATAGGTCGCGCGGTCTGACGTTTTTTCACGCTTCACGCCGTTGAAGCCGATCATGATGCGGTCAAGCGCCTGGCGGGTAATGATGGCGTCACGGATGCGCGTCTGGAAGTCCTGGAATTTGGCCCATAAATCCAGCTTCGCATAGGGCAGCGCCGTATCAGAGTTGGTCTGGGTACACTTGTACCCTTCACCGTCGATGTAAGTCGGATCAACGGGTTCACGGTCTTTCTGGGTGGTATCAGTATTTCCGGCAATACTGGAACCAATACCCAGCCCCAGACGCTCGCCGGACTGCTCATCAACCGGGATAATGTTGATTTTCTGCAGGAACGAGGAAGACTCCTGGATTTTCGTTTCCAGCGTCTGCGCCACTGACGGCTCAGCCGTATATTTCGAGGCGATATCGCTCACAGATACGCCGTTGAGTTTGGCGAGCTGCGTCAGATAGCCGTTGTATTTAAAACGTGTCTCTTTTTTCATTGTGCTTTTGCTCCGTCAGCAATCGGTGGTTTGTTCTGCGCCGTTATTGCCGGTCGCATTAGGGCGGCGTTCGCTGCGGCTGTCCTGGGTGGAAAGCTGCTCACGCAGGGTGGAGAGTGCGCTGGTTGTCTCATCAACAACCTTTTGCATATCGCTCAGCTTGTTGCTGAAATCGGCCTGATGGGTGCTGACCTGCTCCGCCAGCGTCTGATGCTCACGCGCGATGGTTTCAACAGCCTGATTAACATCAGCAAAGCGGGCGTTATCATCGGCGCCTTTGCGGGACAGCAGCTCTTTCACGCGGGTAAACAGGCTGGTTTTTTCCGGCACGTCCTCAAACTCGATCAGCGTTTCAAGAGCAGCGGTAAACAGGTTGTCTTTGTCCAGCTTGCGGCGCGCCAGGGGGTTATGTTCTGCGCTGGCGCTGAACTGCAGCATTTCAGTGCCGAGGCTTGCCGGATCGTCAGTAACCGCCAGACCAACCAGATAAGCGGAGCCGGTATCGGCAAAGCTGGTGTTAACTTCCATTGAGGTGAAAAGCTTCTGCCAGTTACCGGTCATGGTGACCAGATCGTCCGTCGGGGCAATCCAGCCATACAGCGCCATCTTCCCGGACAAAGCCCCTTCGGTGATTTCTTCCGCTTCCAGTTTTTCCACCATGCCAAAACGACGGAAAGGACCATCAGGGGTAAAACCCTTGATGTGTTCCATATTGATCAGCGCGGTGTATACCTGCGGGTTATAGCTCGCCGCCATCTGGGTGATCCAGTCACGTTCAATAACGCGCCCGTCAGTGGTGGCCCCTTCGACCCCAATACGAAAACGCTTAGATTTTTTTGCCATCGGTCCGGCTCCGGTTAGTTAGTTCGTAACACGTTCAGAGCCTTATGTTTGCGGTGATAGGCGCGTGTAAACAACGCGTTGGGCTTGTGCGAACTCCCACACAATGCGAAGCCGGGGAAAGTGCTGATTTGAGGCCGTATGTTTGTGCCATGACAACACTGACCCCCGCAGACCTCGATCCCCGTCGTCAGGCAATGCTGATGTACTTTCAGGGATACCGCGTAGCCCGCATTGCTGAAATGCTGGGCGAGAAAGTTGCAACCGTTCACAGCTGGAAAAAACGCGATAAGTGGGGCGAATATGGCCCACTGGATCAGATGCAGCTCACCACCGCCGCACGTTATTGCCAGCTCGTCATGAAGGAGCAGAAGGAAGGAAAGGATTTTAAAGAAATTGACCTGCTGGCGCGTCAGTCCGAACGACAGGCCAGGATCGGTAAATTTAACAATGGCGGGAATGAAGCAGACCTGAACCCCAACGTGGCCAACCGCAATAAAGGCCCGCGCAAACCGCCGGAAAAAAACCTGTTTACCGACGAACAGGTCGAAAAGCTGGAAGAGATTTTCCGCGCCGGTATGTTCGAGTACCAGCGCCACTGGTGGGACGCTGGTATCAAACACCGTATCCGCAACCTCTTAAAGTCACGCCAGATCGGTGCAACCTACTATTTCGCCCGTGAAGCGTTAATAGACGCCCTGACCACGGGGCGAAATCAAATCTTTCTGTCAGCGAGTAAAGCGCAGGCGCACGTTTTTAAACAGTACATCATCGACTTCGCAAAAGAGGTGGACGTTGAGCTGAAAGGCGATCCGATGGTGCTGCCTAACGGCGCCTGTCTTTACTTCCTCGGTACAAATGCCCGTACCGCGCAGAGCTATCACGGCAATCTGTATCTTGATGAGTATTTCTGGATACCGAAATTCCAGGAGCTGCGCAAGGTGGCCTCCGGTATGGCGCTGCACAAAAAATGGCGTCAGACCTATTTTTCAACACCTTCAAGCCTGACGCACAGCGCCTACCCGTTCTGGTCCGGCGCCCTGTTCAATAAAGGGCGCCCGAAAGCCGACAGGGTAGAGTTTGACCTTTCTCACAGTAGCCTGGCGCACGGCGTTTTATGCCCTGACGGCCAGTACCGCCAGATAGTCACCATTGAAGATGCCGTAAACGGCGGGTGTAACCTTTTCGACCTGGACCAGCTGCGCCTGGAGTACAGCCCGGACGAATATAACAACCTGCTGATGTGTCAGTTTGTTGACGATCTGGCGTCCGTGTTCCCGCTGGCGTTGCTGCAGTCCTGCATGGTTGACAGCTGGGATGTGTGGGACGATTTCGAACCGCTTTTACTGCGGCCGTTTGCATACCACCCTGTCTGGATCGGCTATGACCCGGCAAAAGGAACGCAGAACGGTGACAGCGCCGGTTGCGTGGTCATCGCGCCTCCCGTCGTCCCCGGCGGTAAATTCCGTATCCTTGAGCGTCACCAGTGGCGCGGGATGGACTTTCGCGCCCAGGCCTCAGCGATTGAGGAAATCACCAGACGCTACAACGTGACCTACATCGGCATTGACTCGACCGGCGTTGGCGATGGCGTTTACAAAACGGTTAAGCAGTTTTTCCCTGCCGCGCGTGAGTTTGTCTACAACCCGACCGTAAAAAATGCCCTGGTGCTTAAAGCCTACGACATCATCAGCGGGCGCCGTCTGGAGTTTGACGCGGGGATGCTGGATATAGCGCAGTCCTTTATGTCCATTCGCCGTTCAACCACCGCCAGCGGCAACCGGCCAACCTACGAAGCAGCCCGCACAGAGGAAGCCAGCCACGCGGATTTAGCCTGGGCAACCATGCACGCACTTTATAACGAACCACTGGCAGGAGCTTCCGCCAGTACCAGCAACATCGTGGAGATTTTTTAATGGCTAACCGCAAAAACCGCAGCAAGGCACCGCGCGGCCAGACCGCCACCGATACGGCCAACATGGTCAGTAATGCACATGCGGAGGCGTTTACGTTTGGCGATCCGATCCCCGTGATGGACCGCCGGGAGTTATTTGATTACCTGGAGTGCGTGCAGGTAGACCGCTGGTACGAACCACCGATCAGCATGGATGGCCTGGCGCGAACTTACCGCGCCGCCGTGCATCACTCCAGCGCTATTCAGGTAAAACGCAATATTCTTACCAGTACCTTCATCCCTCACCGCTGGCTGTCTAAACAAGCCTTTTCCCGGTTCGCCCAGGACTTTCTGGTATTCGGTAATGCCTACCTTGAAAAACGCATGAACCGGTTAGGGCAGATCATGGAGCTGCGCGCCTCGCTTGCCAAATATACCCGTCGTGGCATTGACCCGGACACCTACTGGTTTGCACAGTATGGCTACAACTCACAGCCCTATCAGTTCGATGAGGGAAGCGTGTTTCACCTGATGGAACCCGACGTTAACCAGGAGCTTTACGGAATGCCGGAATACCTCTCCGCCATTCCCTCCGCCCTGCTGAATGAATCGGCCACGCTCTTTCGCCGTAAGTATTACCTTAACGGTAGCCATGCTGGTTTCATCATGTACATGAGCGACCCCGCCGCCGATCAGAAAGACGTGGACAACATACGCGAAGCGCTGAAAAAATCGAAAGGGCCAGGCAACTTCCGCAACCTGTTTATGTACAGCCCGAACGGCAAGAAAGACGGCATTCAGATCATCCCGCTGTCAGAAGTCGCAGCGAAAGATGAGTTTCTTAACATCAAGAATGTGAGCCGTGATGACATGCTGGCAGCTCACCGCGTGCCGCCGCAGCTGATGGGGATTATTCCAACGAATACCGGCGGGTTCGGTGATGTTGAAAAAGCGGCGCGCGTTTTCGTTCGCAACGAACTTACCCCCCTGCAGGGCCGCATCACAGAAGTTAACGAGTGGCTGGGTGATGAAGTGATACGCTTTAACCCATACCTGACCGATGAAGACTGACGCGCAGCTGGTCAGCCTTTGATATCAACCGCCCTTCTCCGGGCGGTTTTTTTATTCCCTTACGCCCTGCCCCACCATCAGAGCGCCTCAGCGCCTCGCTGCGCGCTCTTGCCCTTCACTCACATGACGCCTCACAATTAAACGCAGCGCATCACCACGACGCAGGCGCGCACGACCAGCCCCAAAAAATGACCATGCCCGCCCAACATTGAGGCGCCAAAACCGCGATTAACCCCAAAACCGCGCGCTCGTAGCCCCGCCACGCCTGCCCGCTTTACGCAGTGGTTTTCATGCACCTGCCTGATACAAGCAAAAGCCCGCCAGAACTGGCGGGCTTAGACATAAACGATCCTCAAACGATCATTCATTTTCATGCAGCATAGTCATGCACAACGGTGTAATCAGTCAAAAAGCGAAAAATTAGCGTCGAATTCGTGACTTGCTGCCTCAACTTTCGTACACACAACAAGGTAACTGAGTCCGTCAGATAACGATACCGGGCGTTCCAGCTCAAACCAGAAACTATCTTCATAAGTCTTCCCTAACCAGTATCCACCGCCGCACTCTTTTGGACGCTGAAAGAAAACCCACTGACCGGGGATCATTATCTGGAGTGTTTCACCGCGATACACAATCTGATAATTGCTGTCTTTAGAACCCATAGCTAACGCCTCGCATTGCTCGTTGTTCAACCTTGCGAGCGTCAGAACAACGTTCCGCCGCTCGCAACGTTATCTAATGCAACCAGCTGTCGTCCTCCCAGACCTGCTGCAAAATCTCCATTACCCGCTTTTTATCTTCGTCCAGTTTTAAGCCGCTCAGCTCCAGGCCATTAGCGCTTCCCTTACGTATGCGGATTGCCGTTTTTGGATAGAGAGGGCGCAAATTTCGGTACAGTTCGGATTCAAGGGCCTCCAGTGTTGTCTGGCTTATCTTCTGCTCTTTATCGATCATTATTTCAATGCGCATAGAGACCCCCTTTTAATTGATAACGTCCATCGTCCGGCTGTAATCGTGGTTACGAATTTTTGCCATCAGTTCGTCTGTCAATTCCGACACCCACTGAATTGCAAGCCGTTTCTCTTCTTCGCTGCAATCACTAGCCGCTACAAGCTTGATAAAGAAATCAATACGCTGGAGCTTCAACGACTCCAAAAGATAGTCCTGCATTTTCCCTCCTATCCTCACTACGGGATAAACCAGCCAGTATCCCCAGGAAGGGATATTGGCGCGCTGTATATATATCCACTGTTTATATACACAGTATAGGATGATTTTGGGGTTGTAAAATACTTTCTATCAATCAATCAGATGAGTCTGTTTGCTGAGGTTAATCATTAACTTCGCTCAGCGCCGTCATTATTGCCAGTCGCTCAGCGGGGGGCAAAGCTGCGAACTTTTCGCGCCAGCGCTTCGCCTTACGTTTGATGCGCTCCCTGTCGTTGTAATCCTTACCCGCAAAGGTGTGCGAGTAGGCTCTCCCCTCTGGGTAATTCATCCAGATTTTCTCAGTGCGCACACCGCCGCGCGTCATGGCCTGAAATTCTTTCTGGCGCCAGCCCGTTAACAGTTCGTCATAAAGCGCTGATGGGTAGCCGGACAAAATCACACTGGCATTTTTTGGCAGGCTTTTAAGGCAGGCCAGCAGCCGCTCATGATCGGCAACCGTATATTCATTGCGATAACGCGCGGCACTGGTGCGCGTTTCATGCAGATAGGGAGGGTCTGCATAAACCAGTACACGACCGGCAGAGGAAAAATCGAAGTCCCTTAAAAACTGCACCGCATCGGCAACATCGATAAAAAGGCCATCGCCCACGGTATCAAGGAAATCAGCATTGCCCTGGCAGAACGCCTCAACCGTCAGGGGATCAATATCAATGCCCCAATTGCGGCGGGCCGGTGGCTTACGCAACATGACAGCGCCACCGCCCAGGTGCGTCTCAATGTAGGTATCATGCGGCGGCATTTCCGCAATAATCTTTTGAAAAACACCGCTTGCGGCCTTGCTTCCCAGATAGGTCATTTCTGTTTTCCTCAACTCCTGATTTCGTTTTAATTCACCTGCAGCACAGTCGAAAATGACGTTACTCGATGAATGGCCAGCACTGTCATTTCTGACGGTGAATGCCGGAACGCGGTACCACACCGTCAGACCTGACCATGTTGATCACGGGCTATTCACGCGCTGAAAATGCACGCTTCATTCGGTTCAAAAGGTCATCCGCCTGCTGTTTAATCTCCACAATCTGGGACGGCAGACGTTGAACACCTGCCGCAGTACGGTTTCGGACAGTAAGGCGCCCTTCTTCAACCGTTAACACCTGATCGCCAAAGGCAACCACCGCGCCAGAAATCAACGAACGGACCATTCCGGCACTGGCATCCACACCACGCAGAGACAGCAGCTCACTAATTTGCTTTTCCTGCTCCGTCATAGGGCTGGCTTTTGGCCTCACTTTGACGCGCTTGTTAGTTACCCTTGCCGCGTCGCTCAGCCGCTGCGCTATCACCCGTTTTTCTTTCCTGGATAAAGAGCCAATATCCGCCCAGCTGGCACGGTCATTAATGACAGTGCCGTCAGGATCGGCGCGTTTTTCAACCTCCCGCGGCTCCCGCGTACAGTTATTGACAGAACTCCGAGGGGCGGCGGGGCCGCCTGAAAAATCAAGGTCAAAACCGGAAACGCCGTCGGCCTGACGTTTCGGCACAATTTTGTATTTGGTAGTGCGCGTATGAATCAGCGATTCCGGCCCACGGATCGGAGAGTAAACGCCGGAAATTTTGGAGACGTCATCCCCGTAAAGGTTGCCGTTTTCGGTGACTTCATAGCTGAGGCGCACGCGCAGGAGATCACGGGAAACCAGCGGGCCACCCTGAGCACTCACGTACAAATCCCACGCGCTGCTGTCAGCGGCCTGGCGCACTGGCTCAATTTCGGGGTGCAGGACCAGCTCACGATCACCGAGGCGGCGCAATTCACGCCACACTGTTACCGGTGCGCCGCCTATCTGCTGGAACTGACGGATCGCCCAGCGAGACGCCCAGGCACTTACGCGGCGCGCCATCTCTTTCAGAGGCTTGCCGGTTTCATCATCCAGATCGTCATCAGGCTGATAGCCATCAATATTTTTTGAAATGTATTTGGCGATATAGCCCGTAGCGCTGCCCTTCTCTTTCTCGATGGGTTTCATTTCGAAGCGGTTTTCAGCGGCGCCAGGCTCATTCCCATCCTCACGCATGGCGTGCTTACGAAAGATTGTTGTTGCTGGTTCGATATGCTCCGGGCGCATGAAAAGCAGGAGGTGCCAGTGCGGGGTTTCGTCGTGGTGAGGCTCAACAACGCGAAAGCCAAACACGCGAATACCATTGCGCAGCCAGGCCGCACGCGTGCGCGCCCATACTTTGCAAAGATATTTCTGCGTTTCACGCGGTGACGCGCCGCTGTATTTGTTGTTCCGGCGCCCGTCGTACTGCATTGAGTGGTATTTGGATGGAGCGGTAAGCGTGAAGAACGCCCCGGCCAGCCCGGCCTCATTCGCTAAATCTTCGAACCCACGCATGCGCGCCATCAGTTCACGGCGTCGGTTGGCTGGGTTGGCAACGCTGCCGGCCACTTTATCAATCAGCGATACGCGCTCTCCGGTGTCCTCATCTTCCAGCTCCATCGCTTTCAGAAATTCGCGGTTGGCTTTCTTTTGCGCCGTCCATTCCTGCAAACATGGGTCACTGCAGTACGGTGCGGATTTTTTGTGTACATATCCGGCCGCAACCATCAGATGCTCACGCCAGCGAGCATGCATACGGCGCAGACGATTAAGCCACCACTGCGGAGACTGCAGGCGGGCAACTGCTTTCAGTGCGTCTTCCGCCTCCAGCTCTTCTTTGCAGTAGGCCGTCCAGCACGGGACCGACGTTTTGAGGTGATTGGCAAGAAACCCCATGCGGCCATAACCTGACAGGGTGGCGAAATGGGGATCGGACGCGCGGGCCATCTGGAAATCAAACTCGCGGTTAAACTCGCTACCCAACAGGTCAGCAAGGTTATGCGCCAGCCGTTTCAGCTCTCTTTTGCCAGCCCAAAGCAGGCGCCAGAATTGTTCACGCAGAGGCAACAAAGCCGCAGGCATAACCCCCTGCGGCAGATACTGCTCGTTGACCTGATCTATACGACTCAGAACGAATCGTTCAAAGGTATTGATTAGCCAGGCATCAGCCGCTTGTTTGCCTTTACGGTCTACCTGTTCAAGTTTTTGAGCATACATACGACGGACAAAATGAGGCAGCGAAGCCAGGCGACGACGAACCGCCCGGCCCCGGTCTGGTGCTTCATCCGTTTCTGCCAGTTCGGCAATCGACAAACGCTTGCGATTGCCGTCCGGCGTCAGATACATGATCCCCGGCGCCGCATCGGCTTGCTTAAAACCACCGATTGCAGGGCGCGGGGCATTCCATGCGTAGGGAAAAACTGCATCAGTCATTCATCAATCTCAACGCTGATGAATGCTTCCTCACCCAAACCTTCTGGGTTTCGGTTTATAGAAATCACCGTAAAAATTCCGGTTTCGCGGTCGAAACGTATAACAGCCGAAACAGCGATTTCTTCCCCGTTGGCCGGGTCATATGCAGTGATGAGCAGCGCATCTTTTTTCATGCCCTGGCCTCCACAGATGAGTCATGGGCAGACAGGAGGGCATCAACAGCGACTCTTGATGGTTTTGATACGGCGATGATTTCCACGGCAGACTTAGCATCACCAGCAGCAACCCCCATGCTGCGTTTTGCTGTGAGGCGTTTATGAGTGAAATCCCGGTAAAGTGAACGAGTAAGAAAAGTGTCGCTGTTTGAAACAATGACCGGATGGCCCTCAGATGAGCGGCGTTCAAGAATAGACGCCAAATGATACTGATCATCCTCAGTAAACCCGGCGGTATGATAATCAGTGAAAGTACCGTCATAAGGCGGGTCGCAATAAACAACATCGCCAGGCACCAATAAGGCCAACGTTTCGTCGTAGCTGGCACAAATGAACGTTGCGCGAATGGCTTTCTCTGCAAAAGCGCGGATTTCACTTTCCGGGAAATAAGGATTTTTATAATTACCGTAAGGGACGTTAAACACCCCCTTTTTGTTATAACGGCAAAGCCCACGGTAACAGTGACGATTTAAGAATAAAAAAAGCGGCGCGCGCCATTCAGGGTCTTTATCGTAATTGAATGAATCACGGCTATCATAATAACCATCTTCACTATTAAAGACTTTAAACAGATGTTTGGCACGCTCAATAAAAGCAGATGCGTCTGTTGCTATGTCACGATATAGATTTATTAAATCAGGGTTGATATCCGCGACAAGATAATGAGGATAGTCTGTTGCCATCATCACAGCACAGGAACCCGCGAAAGGTTCAACCAATCGCGGGCCAGCTGGGAGGTGCTTTTTCAGTTCGGGCATGATGGCGGTTTTGTTTCCCGCCCATTTCAGGATAGTGCTCATTTGACACTCCCTGTGAATAAGTGAACCAGCGCTTCTACGGTTGTGAACGGGCGAATTGATAGCATCACCCAACTACCCGGAATCCAGTTTCCCGGCATAGGAAGAACGTCATTTACTGGCAGAATATGGGTAATAACTGCAGCGCATTCTCTGCCGGTATATTTGCCGTCGTGGTCCCATTCGCACAAAGAAAGAAGGTCACCGACTTTATAGCCCCGATCATCCTTCCTAAGCTCTGCACGTTTTTCGCCTGCAACAACGGCATTGAAATAGGCCGGAGCGATTTTTACCTGGTGAACGCGCGTAGTCATAACGCACCTCCGTTGTAGTGTTTGCTTTTTAGCTCTGCGATTTCCTGACAGGTCACACAGCACTGCACGCCTGGAATAGCGCGGCGGCGAGCTGGCGGGATCGGAGCATCACACACCGCACAGAGGACACGGGAAACGCCCGGCACTTTTGCGCGGGCATTGTTGATATGGCGCTCACGATCTTCCTGTTCGCGCTGCTGGGCGAGGTCCATTGAATCAGCCATTAATGCAGCTCCTGCGCTTCGTTCTGGATGCGTACCGCTTCAACGCGAAGCAGTTCGGCCGCCTCGATATGGCTCAACTGACGGGAAACGATGCGCACGGCCAGACTATCCAGACGAGCCGCCATTGCATCAGCACGGCAACGGCGCTCATCCAGGCGCGTTTCATTTAACAAAGCGAACAGGCCAGCATCGTCTGGGCCTGTTTTCGTTGAGTGGGTTTTAATATTTTTCATATTCATTTCCTCAAAATTCGGGCAAAAAAATGCCCGGCGGGTTTACGCCATAAAAAACGGGTTATTTACTCAGATATAGCCCGCGCAACGCGGGCTGTAAGAATCAGGCTTTCTTAAACATTGGAAGCGCTACTGCAATAATCCCCGCAACCAAAACACCATCAGCCAACATCGACATAAGACGGCCCGTGAAATCTACTGCAACAACCAAGAACAGCAGCACACAGATAATGAGACAACGCAGCTTTCCCATTACAGGTACTGGTCTAGTGACAACTGGAGAGCCTGCGCAATTTTCTTAAGCTGCGCTTCTTCCTCGCTGCCGATACCGTCCTGGTCAGCAATATCAAGACACAGGCACAACACGTTTACCGCGTCGTCAGTTCCCGCAACATCCGCAAGTTCACGCAGAGCCTGAGCATTAGCGCTACGCGGCGATGCTTCATAGCGGGCGCGGATATTACTGCTCATCTGCGCAATTTCACCGGCAAAAGGCGCAAAGGCTGGCAGAGCTGAAATTGTTTTTTCCAGCACGCCGATTTCTTTCGCGTCACAGGTTCCGTCAGCGTACGCAATGGAATAGACGCCCCAAACAGTGGCCTCTACCGCGTCGCGGTTTTCCATTTTTTTAACTTCAACAACGGCTTTACGAGCTTTCTTTTTAAAGATTCCAAACATTGTTATTTCCTCATTTTTAGTTGACTGTCTTCACAATGCCCACGTTATGAGCATTAGGCAGGCGTCAAATTAGATATAACCGGCAACCGGAACAGGCTTACTTTTAATTTGGTTGATAATTTCAGCCTGCAAACCTTCTTTAAATTCTTTGCAGCACTCCCATTCAGGATCGACACGCAAAACAGCGCCGTCACGGGTTTTAATTTCAAAACCTTCCGCCATATTTGGGATGATCACGCCCAGAATAATTCTCAGCTCATTACGAGACATGTTTCACTCCTTTAATAATCAAACGAGCAATGCGAATAATTAAAAAAGCTGACGGCTTAGCCGCTTTTGTTTTCAGCCCGTTTAATAATTCGGACTGATCGCGGCACGGGTGCCAGCGCTTGCCGTTATCTCCTGTAATCCAGCCGTGGCCGTAGTGCATTGCCGGGCTTTGCTTTACCAGGAGCGAGGCGAAAGAAGGTTCGTTTTTCAGCATGACCACCTCACATAAACCCGAAAGTCGCACTGATACCTGTAACCGTATCAATAGTGCTAGCCATGGCTGGGTTAGCCTGCAGACGCGCCTGCATGGATATCGCAGCCAACGCCATAAGGCGGGTGACAGAATTGATGCTGCTGATCACATCGCGCCGCCCAGCTGTTGTCCCAACTTCACCCGACACAGCACCGGCAGCCACACGACCAATTTCAGCTGTCGCGCTCATGACGTAATGCGGGAGTTTTTCTTTTGCCACTTCGTTCGTAGGTACGCACGGCAGGCAATGAATTTGAGCAAGGAAACCATCAACCAGCGTGGAGTCCTCAGTTATATCCGTTAGCAGCCAGATTTCCGGCGGCGTGAGCTGATGGGGCTGCTCAGGGTTAAGCTTGTTGCGCAGCGTCTGGACCTTCATTCCTGCGCGGTCTGCCAGCTTCGCCATATTGTGACGCAATGCAAAAGCGCGGCAGGCTTCATCAAAGTGAGGATGTTTGGAAACGCGATAATCAAACATGCTGTGAGTCCTTTTCTATCCCAAAATGGAACTATCAGGCTTGCATTGCGATTTCACAGCCTTGAGCGGCTTCCATCGTCAACGCGAACATGTTCACTTCAACCAGACCGTTAGCGTTTTCTTTCTTGCGGATTGGTAGGCGCCCTTCGCGAATCATTTGGCGGGCATAGCTGGTTTTATAACCGGTACGGCGGCAGAACTCATCAAGCGTGATATATGGCTCTGACACCACAAGGTTGATACTGGGGCGCATTGATAATTGACGGCTCATGATGCACTATTCCTCTTTTGTAACGTTCTCTACACTATTCGGGAGCGTTCAACACTATTCGACAACTCACTTTGCGTAAATACTATGATCCAAAATTGGAACGGTCAACAAAAAGATTTTACGAATCGTAAATCAATCACACTCCCAAATGGTGGCAAGGACCCCATTGAAAGGATTTGTGCGGCTTATGGTTTCACATCGCGTCAAGCGTTATGCCGTCATTTAGACGTGTCTCAAAGCACAATGGCAAACAGGGTAATGCGCGGTAACTTCCCTGCTGATTGGGTGTTGATATGCGCGATGGAGACTGGAGCATCGCTGGAATGGTTGGTTTATGGACAAGGCAACCCACCTATGCCCATACCACAAAATGAAGCAAACAATCTCAACAGGCACGCGCCAGAACAAACCCAAATAGAGCTTTCTGAAATCCAAAATGGGGTTATAAGCAATCACAAAACGGTATCAATTGCATCAGAGCTACTACCACCGAAAACGAGTGAACCTCGCTTAATTAGTTTCGATGGTGTCATTTGGATAGTTGATACCTTTAGTGGTGAGCTAGTCGATGGTTTCTGGCTGATAGAAATGGATAACGTTATCAGCGTTCGTGAAATGTACCGCTTACCGGGTGGAAGGTTACGGGTTGAAAATGGCAAAGCTTCATTCGAGTGTAATGCTGATGACGTTAAGGCACTTGGGAAAGCAGTCGGCAAAATGGAATTCATAGAGTGAAGAGATGATCGTTTTCATTGAGGCAATAACAATCTTTGTCTGTGGGTTCATAGTGATGCGCACAGCGAAGAAGAAGACAGAAAAAATCACCTGCAGCGTCATTTTGATAGGCGTTTTTTATCTAATTCAACATTTCTCTGCGGTAGGCGCGCATGCTTTTACAGCTTTCGTAATTTTAGGTGCAATTGGCGCCATTCTGGAAATGCTGCGCCCTTCTTCCAAGGGCCCATCAGAATCAGCGGCGGATGCAGCTGTTGACAATGGCGGCACTAACTCGTCAACGAACAGTGCCAGCATTAATCTGAATCTAATTACTTTTCAATATTGTAATTCTGCCGGGGTAGCAACAACGCGCGAAGTTAATGTTAAGAATGTGGGTTTAGACTGCCTTACTGGTTACTGCAACTTACGCAAAGAGATCAGAACGTTTCGGATTGATCGCATTACTAACCAAGAAATTGTCCTTCGAGAATCCGGCGAGGTGATGAATGTCTATGACTGGATCACCATGTTATATCCACTTCCAGAGGAATAATTTATGGCAGTAAGCAAACTCCCCAATGGTAAGTGGCAAGCCCAGGTATTCCCGAACGGCCGCGAAGGAAAACGCATCCGGCGCCAGTTTGCCACTAAGGGCGAGGCTCTGGCATTCGAGCGCCATGTAAAGGAACAAGCCCAGGATAAGCCGTGGCTGGGCGAGAAGACAGACAAACGCCGCGTTCGGGATTTGGTTACAGCCTGGTATAACGCACATGGTGTAACACTCGCTGATGGCGAGAAGCGTAAAGGCGCAATGGAGTTTGCCTGTCTCGCTATGGGCGATCCCCTCGCAACTGAATTCAACGCAAAATTATTCTCAACGTATAGAGAGCAGCGTTTAAGCGGGAAAATAACCCGCTCAGATCGCGTTAAGTCCGTAACTCCTCGCACGGTAAACCTGGAACTGGCTTACTTTCGGGCTATGTTCAATGAGCTGAAAAGACTTGATGATTGGACAGCGCCAAACCCTCTCGAAAACGTCAGAGAGTTTAAGATTGCAGAAGTTGAGCTAGCCTGGCTTACGGTTGAGGAAGCGACGCGCTTGCTTGAGGAATGCGAGAAAAGCAAAGCAGGTGATTTAACCACGATTGTCAAAATCTGCCTTGCGACCGGCGCAAGATGGGGAGAGGCTGAAAGCTTAACTGGCAAGCAGATAAGCCCCGGCAAAATAACCTTTATCAAAACGAAAGGTAAGAAAAACCGTGCGGTTCCAATCAGTGATGAGCTTTACGAATTGCTACCCAAAAGTCGAACCTCGAAGCCACTCTTTACCGGATGTTATTCAGCATTCAGGAGCGCGATAAAGCGCGCGGGAATAGAGCTGCCAGACGGCCAGCTGTCGCACGTTCTACGACATACTTTTGCCAGCCATTTCATGATGGGGGGCGGCAATATTCTGGTCTTACAACGCATACTTGGACATACGGATATTAAAGTGACAATGCGGTATGCTCACTTTGCCCCCGACCATCTAACAGAAGCGGTTCAACTTAACCCCTTAAACCTAATTGGTGGCAGCAAAATGGCAGCACAGCGCAGCACTATGCAATACTTTTCGACAATATACGAAATCCTATGCGCTTGAATTTACTGTAAATCATTGTTTTTAATGAAATACGGTTCGGACTCATAATCGCTTGGTCGCTGGTTCAAGTCCAGCAGGGGCCACCAAATTTTAGCTTTAAAATCATATGATTAAGCCACTCGATTGAGTGGCTTTTTTGTTGTCTAACATATGACTGTCGCAAAAGTGTCGCAAGACTTTTCGGTATCATGTCTTTCCAGACCCACTCCATACAAGTACATTGATTTAGCAGAGTTCTTCTTAAAGAAAATTTTGTCGCTGTTCTGTCTTTCTTAGACCGGTTGGCAACAAACGTCGACTAATCCGAGGAAACGCAATATGACTGAAAGTGCTGCATGTACGAGCAGGAACATACCAAGACCTATTCAGAGGGAAGTCCGGCAACGCTGTGGGTTTGGATGTGTAATTTGTGGGACCCCCCTATATGAATATGAACATATGGAGGAATGGGCGGAAGTGAAAAGACACGTTGCAGAGGAGATCACCCTGCTATGTGATAAACATCATAAAGAAAAAACTAATGGGTGGCTGCCAAAAGAAGATGTACGCAAAGCCAATCTAGACCCTTTCAACCTTCGTGCAGGGGTATCTCCGCCATACACGCTTCATTTTTCAGGCTCCGAGATGAGCGTAAAAATTGGGACTGATGAGTTTTTCACTCCGATCACAGAAGAACAATCCTTTGTTTGGGGCGCTCCAGTGATGGTGGATGGAATTCCACTTATAGGTTTTGTTATTCAAGACAATCATATCTTGCTCAACGTTAACTTATTCGACCGTGAAAATAACCCTTTGCTATCAATCATAAACAACCAGTTGATTTACAACATTAATGCTTGGGACATACAACTTGTCGGCACAAAATTGACTATAAGAGAAAAAGAGAGAGTAATTTTGCTCGAGATTGATTTTAAACCTCCTAATAAAGTTGTGATAACAAGAGGGAGCCTATATTGCAACGGGGTAGAAGTTAAGATAAATGGTGATGAACTAAGAATAAATGAGTCTGGCTTCACTTCAGGAAATAAATTTTGGTGTAATGTCGGTATTGGGATCGGCAGCCGAAGCCACAATCAAGGCACTTGTGGGCTAGCCATGCAAATTAATCGTAGATGAAGAATTCCAATTGAGCCAAATCCCGGACGGTTCGGCTCAACCACTGAGCCAAAAAGTTATATTTCCTTATAAAATTGCTTACAACTCTTGTTATTAAGCTAAATCGCATCGGTGAGCGTCGGTTGCTCTGTTTTGTATGCTACGCCACGCGGCTTAATCCATGACCAGTGCTTTCGATTGTTGCATCCCAAGTTTCCGCAGATTCCCATATGAAGTACAGTTTGCCCACTCGCAAAAAATGATCTAGGTCGTTCAATTTTTTCACTCCAGTCCCATTGTAAATTTCACTGTCAACCCGCCCCCCATTTGACTTCTGCTAATTTTTCAAAGTTATGTTTCTGTATATGACTCGCTCCTCCAGCTTCACATAAAACAATAAATATCCTTATTTATCTGTTGGTTGAGAATTCACAAAATCCTCATCGGATCCATTTCACTGAAAAATACTGAAATTCTTTTCAATCTTTTTCAGTTTCGGTTTTCCACAAAGCCGCCAGCACTGGCGCGGTCTGGCGGTCTGGTTTGAAGAAAAATAAAACTGAAAAATTTTTATGATCCAAAAACCGCAGGCGGGTGCGGTAATGTTTGGGGCGCACTCACGCCGGTTGCAGCTAGTGGAGCAAACTGCATAAACCACAACAATTAAAATGATATTATGTTCTGCGCCCGGCGTGTCCATCATCACATTTTAGAGATTCATGCTGTGAACTGTTATTTGTGACGAGCGCCAGAACCTTAGCAAAACTTAACATTTCAAATTGCGAATTCGTAATTTTGACGGATCCGCGTGTCGGTTTCGTTTTTTAACGGTAATTTTCTGCGAATTCGCAGATCGTATGTGGGGGATTCTGGCTGTAATTTTTGCAGGGAAGTTCTTCCCTGACAATATCAACCGGATCTCCCCCTCGCCCCAGCCATTAACCTGCATGGGTAATACCCGGCGGGCAATCACAATGTACTTTTGATCCATGAACCGCTACGGGTACGCCGTGAAACGTACACGCGGCTCATCGAGTCATTGACACGACCGCAGGGGATTTTTAAATAAATAATTATCTATCGACTAAATTTCCCCTTGCCCCAGCCCTCGCCCTCGCCACGGGCCGTTAAGTCGATTGACGGCGCGGCAGCTATTCCCTCAGCATCATAAAAAAATGCGGACGTTGTAAAGCTGTACACGGTGCCATAAACAGTAAATGAGATATTGTTGCCTATGCCGTCAACTTTCGCACGGGCGGTGTTCGCGGTAAGCGTTGGGGCGATATGTTGTTTTTCGAGAGCCGCCAGCGGATCGCCGTCAATCTTGCTTGCTAAAAAATAACGATATACTTCCCCTGTGGTCATGTTCGAGCCGTCATATTCAGTTATATATAACCACGTACGGGGCGTGAGTTGGCGAACCTCATAAAGTTTGTCACTCACCGTTAAGCGCTGGATATGCTGAAAATAACAGTATCCCGCAATCACGATAGCCATGGTGAATGTAGCCACCCAATGCAACATCTTAAACGCCTTAATAGTGGTGCTGCTTAACAT